GAGTTCACGTTGGAGGTGCGCCCCACCGAGGAGAACCTGTCCCTGCTCCGGGAGGGCCGCTGGCTGCGCCGCAGCGACAGCGATGTGCCCATGCGCATCTGCCACCGGAGCAACGAGAACACCGACAGCAATCTGTTGGTCACCGGCTTCCCGGGGACGTGGATCTTCACAAAGCGAGCCGGTACCGCCATCGTGAAGAACGAGAACGCCGAAGCCGCCATGCGCAGGCTGGTCAGCGCAATGCAGCCATGGCCAAAGCTAGAGCTGGGCACGCTTGTGGGCTTTGACACCACCTACACTGCACAGACCTCCGGCGGCAGTATCATGGACTACCTGATGACCATCGGCGCGGCTTGTGATCTGGGCTTCCGGGTGCGGCTGGCAGGCAAAAACGCAGACAAGAAGCTGCTGTTCGAGGTCTACCGGCCCACCGCTGACCCAAACAACAGGTTCAGCACAAAGTGGGGCAACCTGCAGCAGGCTGCGTGGGCCTTTGGCGACAGCGACTACGCCAACGTTGCCATCGTGCAGGGCGCTGGCGAGGGCGAGGCCCGGGCCACCGTCACCGTGGGCTTGACCGATGCCACCGGTGCCGACCGGCGGGAGCTGTATGTGGATGCCCGGGACGTGCAGCCGGACGAGGAAAAGGGCGAGACCAGCAAGAGCCAAGCCTACCTCGAGCGGCTCATGGCCCGAGGCACCAACAAGCTGCTGGAACAGCTCCGTACCGGCTCCATTGAGTTGACCATTGATGCCGAGGGGCTCTCCCCTGGTGACGTGGCCTTTTGCACCATCCCGGAGCTGGGCTACAAGGCCACCGTCCGGGTGGCCGATGTCATCACCCAAAGCCAGAGCGACAGCACCACCCGCACCGTGCGGCTAGGCACGCCGGTCTGGCGCAAGCTAAGGAGATGATCTTTTGAGCAAAATCGTTTTATATCCCGCCAACGGCTACGACTTCGATGCCGCAGACGTGGCGGCCTACCTTGCGGGCCTCACCTCGGGTGTGTTTAGCGGAGCTGAGGACTTCCCGGTGACAGCCGCAGGTGGGCTGACGGTCACCGTGGGCGCGGGCCGTGGCTGGGTGCACCCCAGCCGCTTCACCGGCTACTCCATCACCAAGCGGGAGGCCGACACCCTGACCATGCCGCTGGCCGACCCGTCTCTCCCCCGCATCGATCGAATCGTCATGCGCTATGATGCCGGTGCCAGAGCCGCCAGCCTGCAGGTGCTGCAGGGCACGGCATCCAGCACACCCACGGCCCCGGCCATCTCCCGCACCGAGCTGACCTACGACCTCTGTCTTGCCGAGATCGCCCGCCCGGCAGGCTCCACCAGCATCTCTACGGGCCAGATCACCGACACCCGGTTGGACGAGGCGCTCTGCGGCCTCGTGCGGGACGGTGTGACCGGCATCCCCACCGACGAGCTGCTGGCCGCTGCCAAGGAGCGCATCGCCACGCTGGAGGAGAACGCCAGCAACAGTGCTGCCGCCGCCAAGGACAGCGCGGAGGCAGCCAAGAGCAGCGAGACCAAGTCCGCCGCCAGCGAGGAGCGCGCCAAGACCAGTGAGACCGCCGCCAAGCAGGCCCTGCAGGACACGGAGACGGAGCACACCGCCGCCTTGCAGGACATCGCACGGGCCCGCACCACGGCCCTGAACGACGTGGCGGCCTCCACCAAAACGGCCACCGCTGCGGCAAACATTGCCACCCAGCAGGCCACCGCCGCTGCGGGGAGCGCTTCCACCGCCGTCACCAAGGCCGGGGAGGCATCCACCAGTGCGGGGGCGGCAAAGAACGATGCTGACCGGGCAGAGAAAGCCAGTACCAACGCGGCCAATGCGGCCACCGATGCCGTGAAGCAGGCCAAGGAAGCCGGAACCTTTGATGGCCAGTCGGCCTATGCGCTGGCTGTTCAGCTGGGATACACGGGCAGTGAAGCCGCATGGATTGCCAGCCTGAAAGGCGCAAAGGGCGACAAAGGAGATACCGGTGAGCAGGGCCCCAGGGGTGCTACCGGGGCTACCGGCCCGCAGGGGCCGCAAGGGCCCACCGGTGCAACAGGCGCTACCGGCCCACGGGGGCCGCAAGGGCCGCAAGGCCCGGCGGGTGCTTCAGCGGTAGCGGCCAGCGGCAGTAATTGGGTAAGATTTTCAGATGGTACGCAGATATGCTGGGGAACCAATTACAGTGGGAGGGTGGATTTTCCTGTGTCTTTTGCTAATACAAATTATACACCTGTTGGGTCACTGGATGTTCTGTATCCTGAGAACTATAATTTTGGTTTGGAAGACGTTAGTACAACCGGCATGCGTATTAACACCTCTGGTGGAAATGTAAAAGTCCATTGGATTGCATTTGGTCGTTGGAAGTGAGGTGAACGTAAATGGAGATCAAACCCGGAACAAAAATCCTGAAGCCGGTTATTACGCAGGAAGAATGCGACACCTATTCTGCCGTTGTGGATGCCATTACCGCCCACAATGCAGCGGCTGCCGTTGGTGAGGCTCTGTGGAGCATGGACGACCAGCCGGAGGCTTACGTTGTGGTGGAGGCAGGCACGCAGCCAGACCCTGCCGATGCACCGAAGCCGACCCCTACACTGGAGGAGCGACTTGCTACGGTGGAGAGCGCCCAAGCAGATGCCGATGCGCTGAACGTTGACCAGGCCTACCGGCTGACCCTGCTGGAGCTGGGGATCACTGAGTGAAACCCTCTACCAAGAGGATGATAACATTTTAAGATGGGGCAGCGCCCCGGAAAGGACAAACCTATGTTGTACCGTACCTGTAAACGCATGATCGAACGCGGCAATCTGGAGGGCATGAGCACCAAGCTGGATGTTTTCTATGCCGCAAGCAAGTTGACTGATGACGAGTACAAGGAGCTGACCGAGCTGCTGGCCGAGAAGGAGGCGCAGAATGCCCAGAACAATACTTGACGTTTCCCGCTGGCAGGGACGCATTGACTGGGACAAGGTCAGGACAAGCGGCCTTGTCTCCGGCGTGATGATCCGGGCCATGGGCAACAGCAAAGAGGGCAAACCCAGTAAGCCCTACATCGACCCCTACTTTGCCCGCAACTATGCCGAGTGCACCCGCGTAGGGCTGCCGGTGGGCGTGTACGGCTACTTCAAGGCCACCACCAAGGCGCAGGCAGACAGGGAGCTGGCCCTGTTCAAGCAGGCGCTGGGCGGCAAGACGTTCCAGCTTCCGGTTGCCGTGGACATTGAGGACAAGCTGCAGGAAGCCCTGAGCAAGGCCGCCCTGACCGACATCGTGGCCCACTGCCTGAGCGTGGTGGAGAGCTGGGGCGTGTACGCCATGCTGTACACCGGCCTGAACTTCGGGCAGACCAACCTTTACATGGGTGGCGCGGCCCTCAAGCCCTACGACGTATGGCTGGCGGCCTACCGCACCAAGAAGCCCGCTCCCGGCTGGCCCTTCGGCATGTGGCAGTACACCAGCAGCGGCAAGATTCCCGGCATTGCCAAAGGCGCAGACCTGAGCGTGGCCTACAAGGACTACGCGGGCATCATCCAGCGGGCCGGGCTGGGGCAGGTCAGGGGGTGAGACCGATGGCAAGTTATCTGATTTCAGATGCACCATACGCACCCTGGCTCTCAGAGGTTCTAGCTACACTGGAAGAGCACAAGATCGACCGCATCACCGTAGCAGCGCCTCTGGCAGATGGTGAGGTGTTCACGGGGTACTACAACATGAGTACCCAGGACAAGGCCCTGCTGGCATCCAATATCCAAGCAGATGCCGTTCTGGATGCGGTGTGTCACAACGGACAGCGCATCCAGCAGGCGTGGGAAGATGATGAGGAGGGGTGAGACCGATGTGGCAGTTTATCACGGAGTATTGGGCCGGGTGGCTCTGTGCTCTGATCGGCGGCGCGATCCTTGCCGCCATCCCCAAGATCAAGGCCCTGTGGGACGCGGTGCTGGCCCTGCTGCACGACCGCATCTATACCGAGTGCTACCGTTTTATGGAGCTGGGGTACATCACCCGCGACGGCCTGCGCAACCTGAATTACCTCTACAAGACCTATCATGTGATGGGCGGCAACGGCACCGGTACGGAATTGTACAAGAGAGCCTGCGCTTTACCCATCCACGACTGAAGAAAGGAACTGACAATATGAACGCACACATCACTGGGAACAACACCCCCGCCATCCCTGCCGCGACCATCGCCCGCACTGTTGTGCTGGCACTGGCCCTCGTCAATCAGCTGCTGAGTGCAGCAGGCAAGCCGGTGCTGCCCATCGACAGCGCCAGCGTGGAGCAGTGGGTGACCGCTGGCCTGACCACCGCTGCCGCCATCTGGGCATGGTGGGAGAACAACAGCTTTAC